ATTGATCTTAGTTCTTATCTGAGATTTGCCCAGAGTCTCTAATTCAAAATAAGGTGAATCTGGAACCATTACTACAAAAGGAACCATTGGAGCTTCTGGAACATAGGCATAGACATTGCCTGCAACGCTTGCAAAGGCTGTTGCTAATGGCTGTCTAATTGTGTCTAAAATTGTGTTAGTCATTATTGACACATAGAATCTGTATCTATAAACGGACCTAATAACCCCGACACTCTGTTGAAAAGACTGCGCCCTAACCGATATGGGCTCACTTGAGTAAAATCGATTCCTTCAATCTGTCCACCAGGAGCGATACGGCTCTGGAATACTTCTACTGATACTGCTAAGACTGCTGACTCTACTGCTGCATTTCCAACATAAGTTGATGCGCCTGAAAGAGTTGCTAAGCCTGACGGAATTACTTTTCTTTCGGTAATATCTGCGTTTGTAATCGCGACAGTAAAGTAACCGTTAAATTCTCTGTAAGCCCCGTCTAAATAAATGCGTGAGCTTGATCGAACAATAAAATCCTCAATGTCAATGTTGCTTGATTCAATAATTGTAAATGTTCCGTTAAAGGGAGCGCCTACGCCTGTAATGACTACGCTCTGACCATCGGAAAAGTTGTTATCGCCTAAAACTCCATAAGTTGCAATGTTATCTTGCAATGTAACTGTGTCGATAGGACTTGAGTATTTAACAAGCATTGGCAAGATTACTGACTCTGCTGTGTCAATGACATCTGTTAAATAAGCATCGTTATAGAGAGAATTGGAAACGCCAAGCACAGAGCGCAATTCGGCTGGTGTGACTATTGTTGCCATTTCCAATTCCTCTCGTTAAACGACTGGGGGAGCGATCGGGAGCAACCGCCCCCCCATGATTAGTTTGTTGGTTTATGCAACCATGTAACGGTATGCGCCTGCTGCAAGCTTTGTAGCGACTGCACCATAACCGTAGTAGCCCACCTGCACGGCTCCAGTCGAAATTAAATTCGTCTGCAAGCTTAAGCGAGGGCTTTCGTACCATGTGTAAGCATCTGGATTAACAACGATCAATGTGTTGTCTCCAAGTCCTGCTGTGTCTGTTAATGCGCGTGAAACGCGAAGGTTTAGACCAAGAAGGTTTCCGCGAACTGCTGTTGCAGTCAAATCTCCGCCAGCGTTCTGAGGGTTGATTGTCTGTTGGAAAATTGGACGGTTTGAACCATCGACCAAGCCCATCAATGCGCCCCATTGTTCTGGAGAAACTACGATGTTCTGTGCGAATCCAAGAGTTCCCTTGTAGATTGAAACTGCTGCATCTGAAACGAAATCAGCTACAAGAGCGCCCGTTGTAAGTGCTGCGCGATCTCCGCCGTTTGTTCCGTTTGTGATTAATGCTGTACCAACTGCTACGTCTGTGGCTTTTGCATAAGCAAACTCCATTTGACGAACTAGTTCAGCAAAGAATGCTGGTGATGAACGATCTAGAAGTTCTAGAGAGAATGTTTGCTGTCCGATAAACTTCTGAACGCTTACAGATACAAATGCTGCGTTCTGGTCTGTCTCTGATGGTGTTCCAAACTCTGCTGCGACTGCAACTGTTGGAGCAACTGTAATCTTAGGAATTTCAAATGTCATTCCTGCATCTGGCAATGCTCCGCGAGAGATTGAATCAATAAATGGACGATCTGCGTTTGAGATGCCGTTGATGACCTCTGTTAGCTGACGAGTTGGTACTAGACCAGCGTTGTCTGTGATATCTGCTGCTGCTGCAACATACATCTTTGAAGTCTCGTTGCCTAGTGAGGCACGGACTGAATGCTCGAGATAAGAAGCCTTATCCACGATTGGGTTACGAACTGTGACTGAAGTGTAAGGTGCTGTTGCAGCTTTTACTTCAACTTTTGCAGCCTCTACCGTTTCTGCGGCAGGAGCGACTTCTGGAACGGTAGTGTCTGACACTTGTTCTCCTTCTGTGGTTTTTGGTGTTTCATCCTGAACTTCGGGTTCAGAAACTTTGTTATCTTCAGCAGCGACTTTTTGAACTTCCGCTCCTGGTATTGCTCCGTCTGTGACCAAGCTGACCTCTATTAGCTTAGAAGCGCTGATAGCCATTACTCCGCCTTTGTTATCCCATTCTTCAACATCTACGCCAACGCTAAAATCTGAACGAAGCCCTGTAGCAGCTTCTTCCAATGCATCGTTGCCTGCTGTTGTCTTAGCGATCTTAAAAGATGCTGTAATGCCTGTGTCATCCTGTGACCACTCCATGAGTTTTCCTAATGGGCGTGTTTGGTCATGTTGTAGAACCAACTTGGTGTTTTTAGAAAATTCGATTGAATTAGGCTCAAACATTGTTGGCCCGGCTGATGTATTGCCTTCAGCGTTCCATTGAACTATGCGACCAGCGATAATGCGAGATTCTGCATCTGCTGCCGTTAGTGTTACTGGCATTGTTATCTTCATTAGCTGTTCTCCTTGTTGTCGATCAAATCTTCTTCTTCTCTAATCTGCTCGACTGTCATTGCGCCGATGCGATTCAAGATTTCATAGACTTGAGCGCGTTGTAATGGATCGCCACGCAAGAACTCGTCTAACGAAAAGCGAACCTCTGTTGTACTAGACACGAAATCCGGCATTGAAAGCCTTTGCTCAATACTTGTTAAAACATATTTCATCGAAAAGTCGATAAGAGCCTTGCGCTCCGAAATTGCGTTGCTATAAGTCATGCTCGTTGTTTCAGCGCTTACGAAATATGCAGGAAGGTTGCAAGCGCGAGCCAATTCGAGCGCGACATATTGACGAGCTTCATTAAGCTGTAGTTTTGCAGGATCGATGCCCAGCGCTTGCAACTCTACATCTGCGTTTAAGAATGCAGTTGATTTGTTTAGTCTTGCCGTTCTCCATGATTCAAGAAGTTTTGCAATGCGCTCTGCTGGAAGGTTTGTGCCATTTGATTTTAATACTTGAAGAGGAACTGGCTCTTTAGCAAACGATTCAGCAGCCTGTTCAAGCGCATGAGCTGCACGAATTGTGCGCCCTGCTCTATTTAGCAAACCTTCATCTAATCCATAAAATACAACAAGTGATCCAACGCCTTGATTAGGAACGATTGAACCATCAACTTGATAACCAATAATCTCTGTTTGTAAATGATTTAATTTAGGAGTTACACGATCTGGTGCTACGCGAGTCCATGCACGAACTCTTCCCGTGTCACCATATTGCTCTAAAACCTGACCATACCCAAATCCATTTAGCCAAATATCTTCGGCAAGCCAGGCATAGATAGCAGACCCGGGAACTCTTGGATCGGGTTGGTTAATTACTGAAGGTGCTGCAACATGAAAACCATTTAACTTTGAATAAACCTCTAATGGTAATCCTGCAAGTGTTGAGCAAATAATGTTACGCGCTCTTGCGATTGTTGGAATCGCCATTGCTTGTCCGCGTGTAGCAGTAGATGGCGTAAATGTAAAGGGATTGAACGATGCTGTGTTATTGAAGGGAGCAGGTGTAGAAGCTGCATCGACTGTGATTTGAGCAGGAGCAGATTGTGGCAAGAAAAATTCTTTAATTCCCATTGGACATACTATACACTATATGCCCAGTTTTTAGACACTATCCGAACTGAATGTCAACTTCTGTCTCTGCGCGTGTCGCAAAATGTGTAACCATTGCAGCCGATACTGCGCCACAGATTATTCCAGATGCTTTACGCCCCATGACCCAACCGCCATCGCCTCTTTGAAGCTTTACAGCAGATAACACTTGTTTGTCGAGTTCCTCTTGCCCTTCATGCACAATTCGACCACTAGACACAGCCGAAACGAATTCATCGCAACTTTGTTGATAATCTTGAGCATTTATTTCATACACCGGTATTCCGGCAGGCGCTAATCGAGCCGCAACTGCTCCAGCCGTTGATTTGGAGTAAGCAACATTATGAACTGGAAACTTTCGAACCCAGGGAGCGATGTCATTAGCCATTTGTTTATCATCGATTGATACTGGGTTAAACCAAGTCTGCAATAGTGCCACCATGAAGCGATCGCCATCAATTCTTTGGCCTGCCACTAGACTTGCGTGTTTTCTGTCCGGGCTAAGATCGATAGCCATCCAAGTATCCTTCTCACGATCTAACTTAAATGAGTTATCCTTGCATTTCTTCCATTCTGCCTCTGAAATGACTGGATTTATCATTGAAACAAATTGACACAATATCTCGGTTCTAAATATGTCTTCTCTATCTGATAATGAGTCTTTGATGTTATCTTCATGAACTGTGTGCCCCAAAGATGGATTGGATTGATACCAAGCTTCTTTGTCATCGATTGCAGCCCCGGGCTCTGCTGACCATTCAAACCATCCAATAGAATCATCGGCTCCAGATGCAGCAGCTAGTCCTCGTTCTCTGAATTTGAGCAAGAGAACCGATCCAGCATGACCAGCATTTGAATAGAAGTAGGCTTGAGGATTTTTATTCGACATCTGAGTAAATCGCATCGATGACCAGACATCTTCTGTATCAAATTCTCGTAACTCGTCAATGTGAATGACATCTGGCCCTGCTATACCACGCGCTGCGCTGTTTCCTGCTCTAATTAGATAGCGCGCCCCATTTTTAAATCTGATTTCCTGCGATCCTTTAGATTCATACTTCTTTGCAAAGTTCTCTTGCAAGATATGTGAGTCATCAATCATCTGCCCAACCTTAAAAAAGATTTCAGAAGATGTAGTTAACTTATGAGCTGTTGCCAAATGCATCTTCTCGCCTAGTCGGTAAATGCCAAACAAGATTCTAAGCGCCATAAATGTTGACTTGCCCTGTTGCCTGGGAAGCATGATCCCGACTAATGGATGAGCCCACCTACCATCGGCTTTGTATTTCAAGCTCTCGATTGCAAGCAATTCTTGCCACGGTAGCAACGGTAAATTGATTTCTTTGCAGAAGTCGATCATCTCTTGCCCTCTTGAAGGCAAATCTAGGCTTGGAGACATGATTCTGGGC